AGCATCAAATAGATTTTGGAAAACTATATACTCTAACACTGGAACAATAAATACTTCTGATGAAAGATTAAAAACAGGAGTTGCCGACTCACTTCTTGGTTTAGATTTTGTTAATTCTTTACGTCCAGTAAGCTATAAGTTTATTGAAGGCAGTAAAGAAGTAGTTGACGGAGACATAGTTTCAGTTCCTGGAACAAGAACTCATTACGGATTAATAGCACAAGAAGTTAAAGAGGTTTTAGATCAGTCTGGAGTAGAAGACTTTGCGGGATGGGTAAAAATAGACATGTCTCAAGAAGACTCAATGCAGGGATTAAGATACGATCAATTTATTTCACCCTTAATAAAAGCAGTTCAAGAGCTTACAGCGAGAGTTAAAGCCTTAGAAGAGAATTAAGACATGTCATATAAATACACTGTCTTAAAAGATAATCCAGTTGCATTTTTCTTATTGGATGAAGTTCGTTCTGGTGAGGCTGGAGTATACAGCAATCTAACTACACTATATTCAACATACGCAGACCTAAGAGATAACGGAGTTTCATATGCTGCCGTTAGCGGGTTGCCAATAATTGATTACACTGGAAACTCCATGGAAGGGTATGCAATTAATACTTCAAGCATGGAAGTACTTCCTATTATTGGGGCGGGAATTAGAGGAACTGAGATAAATGAAAATGCTCAAATAAGCCTAAAAGCACTGGGTCTTGGAATGAATAGAAATCCAGACGGCGCATTTGCATTCGAAATATGGTTTAGTCCAGACAAAGATGACAACGAAGAATATCTTATTATGGGAGATTCAGAGAACTCAATTGGCCTATTCTATAAAAATGAAAACATTATTTTTAAATGCAGCGCTACACAATTTGTTTGGCACAAAGTCAAAAAAAATGAGGCCATGCATGTCGTTGGAATATTTTCCAAGGATAAAATATCTTTGTATGTAAATGGCAAAATAGCTTCTGAAAGCCCAGTTAACAGTGGCTTTAAATTTACTAATACAAGTTTAAATTTATCTTTAGGCCCAGCTAATGTAGGAAAAAAGTTTATTGTTGATTCAGCAGCAATTTATGCTTACGAGCTAACTGAACAAAAAATATTAAATCACTATGTGTCTGGGTATAAAGAAACTAAGTATTCACAAATTGTTTATTCAAACAATGGAATATTTTTCTCATTAAATTCAACATCAATAAGACCAGACATTTCATACACATATCCTGGAATAAAAAGCTTAGAAGAAATTGCTTCTGGAGACGGATATTATAATTCTGTTTACAATAGGATTGAGTTTGAAAAAACAGATATCGCAGAACCAAAGTCTTTTGTATTTGAAGATAGGCTATATATTTCAAACCCTGAAGATATTGTTTCTTCTAGACTTTCCTATGGTCAAGACGTAGACAATGTTTTAGTTGAAATAAAGATACCAGATCAGCCATGGGAAATATGCAAGAATAATTCACCTATGCCTTATTATAACAAAAACCAAAACTCAGAGAGCCCGATATTTGATATAAGAGTGACTATGACCACAGATGACGCATCCTTTGATCTTCCGTATTTTAATAAGCTAGAAATTGATATGTATTCCAATAAAGATTTCTATTCAGATAACTCTGGCTCAAAGATATATTCGGAATACGACTACGCTCTAGGTCAATATAATTATCCAGTAAGAATGCAAAATAAATATAATGGTATATCTATGTATTCTGGACATGGATTCTCGGTAGACCTTTCTATTGAGCCACGTACAATAGAGATGTTCTTTACACCACGGGCGGGGCAGAATGTATTATTCTCTTCAGCGTCTTCATCAATTAAGTGGGGGGCAAATGGAGCAATAACAAAAGCTGGAATTTCTGCCATATATGTAAATGGTATAGATAGGACATCTGAGGCAAACACATCTACATTTTTTCTAAACGACGTATCACACCACATACTAATAGTGTTGAGCCAGCCTGCTTTAAATATTAAGTTTAATCAAAATCAATTAGACACAGAGTATGGAACTTCAAACTTATACAATAATATAGCTTTTTATGAAAAGGCATTTACCCCTACAGAGGCAGCCAATAATTATAGACTGTATTGCTCGGATAACTCAAAGATTGTGGTTGATCCAGGGCTAACTGTATCTGAAAGCAGTCAGGGTCTTGACGGAACCTCCTATTTCGTAAGGTCATTTGGCGAATAGCCTGCATAATTATTAAAAAAAGTGCATTGCCATGGCACACAGGCTGGACTTTTGCTAGGAATAATGATAAACTGTTTAACATATGGACATCTTAAACCAAAAAAGCCAAGTAATCGAGGAAACCACTCTCGGAATATACGTATGGGAAATGCCAGACGGACGCTGGATTGGTGACGACGATGGAAACTTTCTTTCAATAACTTCTAAAAAAGGAAATCGTGCCCGCATGGCTTTGCTGGCGGATGCAGTAAGACACTATGGAATTTATGAGGGACAGCCTAAGTTTTTGTCTGGAAGAAGAAAAATTGATGATGAAGAGTTTGAATATCAAAACCAAAGACTTAAGTGGGGACTTACACCAGACCCGCTTGACATAGGCGAATACAAAGATTCAGTATTGCGAGGAGGATCAGTAACATGACACAATTCTTAGAAGACGGTCCAGAAGACACATACGAAGTTTCTGTAAAAAACAGCTCAGATCTTTTTTCCTTTAAAAAAGAAAAAGAGCATGTTGACCCGTTTGCAATTGGAATAGATGAACTTAAAAAAGTAAGAGGGCTCGGCACCAATTTTAAAAGAAAAGTAAACAGAGATTTTGCAAAATCATTTACTGGAAAAGATGGGGCGGCAACACAGCAGAATTTATTACAGCAGGCAGTAACTGGCTATGCAATGTTTGACCTTGTTCAGCCAGTATACAATCTAGAATATCTATCTCAAATCTATGAAGTTTCAACATACAACTACGCTGCAATAAATGCAAAGGTTGCAAACATTGTTGGTCTAGGCTATTCATTCACTGAGACAAGAAAAACTAATGACGCTATAGATGCGATAACGGACACTAAGCAATTAGATAGAGCCAGAAGAAAGCTCAATAAACTAAAGCAGGACCTTCAAGAGTGGCTTGATACCACTAACGATGAAGATACATTTACTGAAACATTAATAAAAGTTTATACTGATTTAGAAGCTACAGGAAACGGCTATATTGAAATTGGTAGAACAACAGCAGGAGATATAGGTTATATAGGACATATCCCAGCAAAGACAATGAGAGTAAGAAGACTTCGTGATGGTTTCATGCAGTTGCTTTACGGCAAGGCTGTATTCTTTAGAAACTTTGGTGATCTAGAAACTCCTAATCCAATTGGTGATGTTGAAGACAGACCAAATGAAATTATTCACTTAAAAAAATATACCCCAATGAATAACTATTATGGAATCCCAGACATAGTTGCAGCACAAATGTCATTAGCTGGTAACGAGTTTGCTGGAAGATATAACCTTGATTACTTTGAAAACAAAGCGGTACCAAGATATATAATCACTGTAAAGGGAGCAAAGCTTTCCCCAGAGTCAGAAAGAAAGTTGCTAGAATTTTTCCAGGTTGGACTAAAGGGCAAAAACCATAGATCACTTTATATACCACTTCCAGCGGATACTCCAGACAACAAGGTTGAATTTAAAATGGAGCCAGTTGAGGCTGGAGCTCAAGAATCATCATTTAATATTTATCGACAATCTAATAGAGATGAAATACTATTGGCTCACCGTGTGCCAATTAATAAAATTGGAACTCCAGAAGGAGTTAATTTAGCGGTTGCAAGAGACGCAGACAAAACATTTAAAGAGCAGGTTTGCCGTCCAGCACAAATGAGACTAGAAAAAAGAATTAATGCAATAATTGAAGAAAAGACTGACGCCCTAAAAATTAAATTCGAAGAGCTCACATTAACTGATGAAGACACACAATCTCAAATAGATGAAAGATATCTTAGAATGCAGGTAATTACCCCTAATGAAGTTAGAATTAGAAAAGGTATGATTCCAGTCGAAGGCGGAGACGAGATGGTTGAATTAAAGCCACAACAGGCAGCCGATCAAAAAGCAACCGCTGGGAAAACTAGAGCCAGGGATTCAGAAAGATCCGCCGCCTCTTCCGATAAAGTCGGAGAAGGAAGAAATGCAAAAGGCGACGGAAGCAGAGTTGACTAAATCCAATCAACTACGATTTGCCTTTTTAGATAGATAAGTATAAAATTAAGCATATGAACATAGAAAAAAGTCAGTGGTCTTCTGACGGCCAAAACCTTCATTTATCTGTTCCTTTTACAAAAGTAAACAGGGAGAATAGAACCGTGTCTGGATTTGCAACTCTAGATAATGTAGATCAAACTGGTGACGTCGTAACAGCAGAAGCAAGCCTAAAGGCATTTGAAGCATTTAGAGGAAATCTTAGAGAGATGCATCAGCCACTTGCAGTTGGCAAAGTAGTTTCATTTAAGCCAGAGACTTACTACGATCAAAAATCAAAAGAATTTTACAACGGAGTTTATGTAACTTCATACATCTCAAAAGGCGCACAAGATACATGGGAAAAAGTTCTTGACGGAACACTTTCTGGATTTTCAATTGGCGGGAAAATTAAAGACTCAGACAACGAAATAAATAAAGCAACAGGAGAGTCTGTACGATTTATTAAAGATTACGACTTAGTAGAACTTTCAATTGTAGACTCACCAGCAAATGAAATGTGTAACATTATTTCAATAGAAAAAATGAATGGTCAACTTATTTTTAAAGGAATGGCAGCAGATGTTGTCACAGAAAATATTTTTTATTGCGAAGATAGCGACTCTGTTTTCATCTCTACAGACAAGACATACTCATCTCCAGTTACTGGTAAAGAGGCTACGCTAATTGGATGGGTTGAAAGCTCAGACATAAACAAATCAAAAGAGATAGATAAAGTTCTTGCTTCATTTAAGAAGTCAAGAGTTCCGTTGCCTGCAACACAAACAATCGCAAAACAGGCAAACGTACAAGGAGGTAATGAAGTGGAAAAACTAAACGTAAAAGCTGAAAATTCAGCAGTTGTAGAAGCAACACCAGTTGCAGAAGCACCAGCTGTCGAAGCAATCGTTGAAGAGACCATGGTTGAGACTAACGTCGAGGCCGTCGAAGATGCACCAGCTGCTAAAGCAGAAGATGCAGACTCTGCTTCTGTAGATGTCTTTAAGTCAGTAGACGCAGATGCGTCAGCTGCAGTTGAAGTACAAGAGCCTGATTTTGCAAAAATGTTAGTAGACCTAAAGGGATTCTTTGCAGATACTCTTAGCAAGGCTACAGAGGCAAATGCATTACAGGTTTCTGAAATCAAAGAAACTGTAGAGACTTTTAGCAAGGGCTTAAATGCTCAAATTACAGAATTAGCAGAAAAGCACAGCGCACTTAGTGCAGCTGTAACAGAAATAAAGGGCACCATTGATGGTGTTCAAAAGCGTGTAGATGCCGTAGAAGGCGATACAGCAATCAAGAAGTCCTCAGACCTTGGCGGGTCTGCGGTAGTAGCAACAAACAAATCAAAATGGAACGGTTCTTTCCTCGGTTCCGTAAACGAAATATTTAACTAGGGTAGGTGAAATAATATGAGTAATGAAACATTAGAGAAAGCAATCGCAGCTGGTACAACAGCTACAGGTACTTTCGCATCAACAACTGGTGGAGATGGAATTCACACTGCGTCTGAAAATGGCAATGGTGGTCTTCTCAACCCAGAGCAGTCAGCTCGTTTCCTAGACTATATGTTCGACGCAACCGTAATTGGAAAAGTCGCACGTACAGTCAGAATGAAGTCTGACACAACAGAAATTGACAGAATCGGAGTAGGCGAGAAGCTTATGAAGCTCGCTTCAGAAGGTGACAACACTGGTACAAACGCAGCAGTCACATTCTCAAAGATCTCTCTCACAACAAAGAAGCTACGTCTTGACTGGGAGCTCTCAACAGAGTCACTAGAAGACAATATCGAAGGTCCAGATCTAGAAGACCACATCGCACGTATGATGGCAACTCAGGCTGGTAACGATATTGAAGACGTTCTACTTAACGGTAACACAGCACTTTCATCAGATGCTCTTTACAAGGCATTTGACGGTGTTGTAAAGAAGGCCAAGGCAAATGCACACGTCGTAGACGCAGCAGGTGCAGGACTTTCCCGTGCTGTATTTAACTCAGCACTTAAGGCACTCCCACGCAAGTACAAGCAACGTCGTACAGACCTACGCTTCCTTGCAGGATCAAACTTGATCCAGGATTACCTATACTCAAACTCACAGAACATTCAGAACACTACTCCACAGGACATTGCTTCAGGCATCATCCGTGGTGATGTTCCAGTTCTTGGAGGTCCAGCAGGATATGTAGCTCCATACGCATTTGGTATTCCAATCGTTGAAGTTCCACTTCTTCCAGAGACACAAGCTGGCGATTACGCACAGGCTGCAGGATCACACGGAGATGTTCACTTAACATTCCCTAACAACGTTGTTGTTGGTGTTAAGCGTGACGTAACTGTTTACCGATTCTTCTGGCCACGTAAGGACTCAATCGAGTACACAATGTATACTCGTGTTGGCGTTCAAATCGAGCAGGCAGACGCTTGGGTCGTTGTAAAGAACGTTAAGGTTGCTTCCTAATTAGGAATTAATCACAGAAAAGCCCCCAATTAAATTTGGGGGCTTTTCATTTTAATTATACAATGCTATAATGGTTTTACCTAGAAAAAGGAGTATTAAATGTCTTTTGACACATTAAAGGTCGCGGATCTAAAGGCAATTGCAGAAGAGTTTGCAGTTGAAACAGACGGGCTTAAGAACAAGCAGGATATAATTGCAGCACTAGCAGAAGAAGGTGTTACATATGCAGTATATGAAAAAACACTTAAGGATGTAGAAGATGCAAAAGAAGAGGTTGAGGTCCTACCAGTATTTGATCCAAAGGCAGAGCGCACAGAGGATACAGTATTAGTTATGATGACAAGAGCAAACCATAGATATGATATTATGGGACATACATTTACTCAGACCCATCCGTTTGTAGCAATGCACAAAGATTCAGCTCAACAAATTTTTGATAAAGAGGAGGGTTTTCGTTTAGCCACACCAAAGGAAGTTCAGGAATATTACGGCTAAGCTTAAACACAACAAATGGAAATTATAGTAGGAACAAACTCACCAGTAAAGCAAAGAGTATTTTGGAAGGGCGGGATAGCCCAAGCAGACTCTTTGCCTACTGTTAAATTTTATGATGTAACAAATGATCCATCAATAGAGCCTCCTATAAATCCAAACACTTTACTTCTAACCCAAACTGCCGAAGAGGCAGAAACAGATAGAGGCGTATATTTGGTATACCCTCCAATATCCTTAACGAATAGACCAAGGACATTGAGGCTAGTTTGGGAATATGAAGTAGATGAAGAAAGTGTAGTTAAAGAGCACCTTCTTGATGTTGTAAAACCATATGTTGATTTAACAAATGCTGCAGATGCTTTAGGGTTTGGCTTTGATCAATCTGATCCTAACTACAAAACATTTGTAGATTTAGCAGCAGCAGAAAGATATGCAAGAAAACTTATTGAAAGCTACACGGGACAAGAGTTTTATCTATATGATGATGTAAATGTGATATACGCAACTGGATCAGAAATTCTCCCATTGCCCCACAAAATAAATGAGATACATTCCATACATCTAAACGACATACTTCTTATTGATAGAATAAACAATATTGATAATTGGAATGTCCCAGTTGAAATATCTTCTAGTGGATTTGGAATAAAAGTAAATAAGTCTGGCTTATTAGATAATGTAGTTTACACAGCAAACGGAATGGTACCTCCAAGTATTAATGACTACAATAATGGGTCTTTTGTAAATGGCGGAGCTTATAGAGTTGAAGGAAGATATGGTTGGGATCAAGTACCACACGAAGTTGAGTTAGCTACCATAGAGTTAATGAAAGATTTCTTTTCTAAAGATAAAGACTGGAGAAACAAGTACTTAAAGAGTATACAGACATTTGACTGGCAGTTTGAATATGACACTGCAACATTTAGCGGAACTGGAAACAATTACGCTGATCAGCTTCTGTCTGAGTATGTCTTAAGCACTATGGTTTTGATATAATGAACAGACTCGTAGACTCTATTCTTAGCATGAAAATAGATGTTTATGCTCAAGATGATTATCAGGATCCAAACACTGGTGCAATTAAAAAGTCTTGGATATATCAAAGAACTATACCTTGTTTTGCAAAAGGAATAATAACAAACTCTGCTACAAGCAGAGGCGGGGACAATAGAGCAATCTCTGTTAAGTATGTAGACAATCAAACTATTGAGATTAGAACAGAAACAAGATTGACATACAGAGAAAAGGTAACCAATATTAGAGACAATTCAAATAATCCAATTTGGATAGAGCTAAACTATCCAAACGACACTCCAACAGTATTTGAAATAACAAGCTCAACACCAATAACAGACCCATTTGGTAATTTAATGGCTTACAACTCAATTGCTAAAAGATCAGAGAGCCAGTTAATTGGAGACTAGTGGAGTAGCATTACTTCAAGCTTCTTCTGGTCTAGAGAGATTGATGGTAGGTGCATCTCAAGCAGGAGTTTTAAAAGATAGCAATGTGGCACAGATATCTGCATTTCTTTACTATCAGGCTAATGTTGCAGCCAGACTAGAATCTAATAAGGCATTTCAAAGACTATTTAAGACAACAATATTTAATCAGATAGAAAAAGATTTTGGTTTGTTTATTGATTCGCAAGCCAGAACAAAGCCAAAGTCATTACATCATGTATATGAGTGGAATAAGACAGGGCAAGCAACTGCTCGTCTTTTTAAATTAAACCAGCTAGACGGAGTTGGGCTATCATTTAGAATTAACTATGAGTTTAAGATTTCAAAGTCTTCGGTCCCATCTAAAAATAGAGAGCAGACAAGTAGATATGTTTTTGAAAGAAAAGCAGCTGTTATGGAAAAAGGAATGCCAGTTGTAATTAGACCAAAATCTGCTGAGAGATTAGTTTTTGAAATTGATGGAGAAAAGGTTTTTATGCCAAAGGGTAAGTCAGTTACAGTAAAGAGCCCTGGAGGCAGAGCATCAACAAATCAATTCGATTTAACATATAGTAGATATTTTAGCGGACCAATGGTTAGC